TTGTCTAGATTCTTGGTATTGTGGCGTATGAATTTGAGTGCACCATGGCCTACAGACCCGTCCGAATCCTTGAAACTCAATGAGATGATGTGGGCGGCCATAGACTCCTTCAAAGCGGAGGGTGTAATTGAGGAATTTGGGAACTTTCCAGACGGGATCTCAGGATATGCAATCGGAAAAGGAGAAGCCACAGATGTTTTCAAACGCCTAAGTATGTTCCTGCCCTATATGCAGGCAGAAGTACATGAGATTATACCATACGAGAAAGGTAAAGAACTCATCAGAGAAGTTCTGACTCAAATAGCAGCATTGCAAAAGTAAAACCGTCACTCACTAAACCACATACTTCCCTCTTTTTTGTGAGACCATGATGTGTATATCACAGTTACTTATTATGGAATTTCAGAGCTTTGAAGAATTGTTCCAACCTCAAAAGAATGTTCCAACCTCTAAAACTAATGCGCTCGCAATCGGATGTTACAATAGGACGAACTCTGTTTTGATTTGCTTTAACGAAATCATGGATTTGGTCTTTTGAAAACCTTTTTCTCCTGAAATAACGTTCTTCAAGAAGTTATAGTACTCATCTTGATCTTTTGTTCTGATTTTTATGATCAACTCCCAATCTCCAGTGACAAGGTCTACGCTCTCAACTTCCTTGTGTTTAGCTAAGTCCATTGCTATTCTTTCAGGAGTAGTATATTCAGCAGGGGACAAAGCGAAGAGAAGATATGCGCAAAACCCTTCATCGATTTTCTTGTAGTCAAAAACAGCCTTGTAGGTCTTTATTGCTTCCTCTTGTTCCAGCTTCTTTATGTTGTAGTGAATAGTAGTAGAAGGTTCATCTATAGTTTTGGCTATTCTCGCTATTTGTGGAGTACAGTAGCCTTCTTTGAACAGTCTGATCAATTTGGGTTTTATGTTCTTCATATTATTGAATAACATTCGATTTTTTATAAATGTTTCGCTTTATATTTGAATATTGTTCAGATATATAATTATGGATGAAAGCCCATTATAAAAAATGGTGATCAAAATGCGAAGGCATGAAGTGAAGCTGAAAAGTAGACTAGGTCTGGGCAAACTGACAAGAAAAATGCTTAGACTATTGAGAGCAGATGTGGAGTCTCCTGCGTCTTCCATCAGTCAGGAAAAGTCTGCTCATGTAGCTGCATCTGGAATCATTTATCACGATTCTCAGAGAGAAATTAGAAGTGCTTTGTTGAATGCAGAACGCAAAAAAGCTGAGGCATTGATGGAATGGGAGAGGCGTCGCTTTATTTGCTAGAACAAAACAGAATCTGAAGCTCCTCCCTTTTTTCCTACTTGTGGCGGGTGCTAGTGGCTTCACATTTGAAAGAGCAAGGTTAATTGAGGGGGTTTTGTGGATATGATGTTTTAGAATTTTAGAGTTTTAGCCTTTTTATTAAAGTCTTGATTTTTTCTTTGTCTTTTAGGGCTTCTTCTATTATTGCGTTTGCCAACTCGTAAATTCGCAGGTCGTTCAACAATGCTAGTTTTCTAATTTCTCTGTGTAAGTCATCCCGAACCTCAACAACTGTCCTTCTACTCTTATCCAACGTTTAAATCAGCCTCGCAACTTTATACCTGCTCAAATGATCCGTCTTGCTGCGCAAAGCAAACAGGTAATCTGCTAAAAGTGGCTGTTCTTGTCCAAGCTCCAAAGTTATTTCAAGCGTTTGCGTTCTGGCAGCAACGTAATATTCAACATTTGAGATGCGGAAGTCCGCGTCAACGTTCTCGTTTGGTAATGTGACGTGGATTTTGTCTCCTGGCAGAATCGGTGTGTTGCCATAGTCGATTACCGTACTTCTCACTGTGAGATATTCCGCTGGTTCTTTCAAGTGAGCAAGCAAAGCCTTAGCTCGCAACTGACATTCAATGTCACTGTAAAGCTCCTCATCAACTTCCACAAGCTCGCGCAAGCCATAACTACTCTGACTTGAACTATCCTCTTGAGTAGAGCTGTAACGGCGGCCACCGAAAAACAACCCGTCAACCCAAAAGCTCCCGGTTCCAACGCCAGTAAACCAGCAGTCAAGACGCACCTTCTTAATGTCTGTCCAATCGAAGCCGCTTTCAGCATTCCAAATATCTTCGTTTTCAGATCCGGCTTTGAACTGTTTTTGGAACCATTCATTAGGACCGATAATGAAAAAGTGACTGGCTGACTTATTAGCTGAGTCGTAGAGGATCACGTCTACGTTACCATTAAAGTTGCTTTCACGTTTTATCCAGAAATTCAGAATTGGGTAGAGGTTGCAGTTGATTTCTTCTCCTGATTTTAGGGTTAAGATGGAGGCTGCATAATAAAGACTTGTAGCATAGGTTTTGATGCTCAAAGTGCCTTTAACTTTTGTTGAAGAGTCGAGGCCTATTTCTCCTGAGACAGCGCTCCAATCACCGTTGAATACATCGCCTACGACACGATGGTTACGGCTGTAAACGGTGCCAGCAGCATCAGAAATTCTCGTGTAAAATCTGATTGTAATATCCTTGCCCGCATCACTCCAAATATCAAGCCCGGTATACTGCTTTAATTCATAAGTCTCATTCGTGAATGACTGGTCGGTGACGATGATTGTTTCGGAGCCGCCTTCTTTCTGATCAGTAATTTTGTAATAGCCTGTTCCGCCCAATTGTTTAGCTTCAAGCTCAACTTTGTTGATGTTGATTTTCTGATTTGCTGAGGGATTATAAATGCATGTGCCCACGAGCTGATAGACCGTGTTAGAGTGCCAATCTTCACCATCATCAGCAATAAGATGATCCTTAATGCCTTCAGTCAAATCGTCCTTATCTGAAGGCTGGCTTTTATCTGGGGCGCCATACACAGTGATTTTGTTTCTTATTCTGTGAATGTCCTTTCGATATTCGCTAAGCTCGATTTTTTCTGAAAGACTCACAGGCGAAGTTTTACTGTTCCTTGCGAAAAACTCAAACTTGCCGTCTGAGGCAACCCGGAAATCGTAGCCTATGACGCCGGCCTTATCTGCTGAAGCTGCAATAAACTTCAGAATGTCCCAGACAGGCGTGTTCTCATACGTCAGCTTCGTATAAGTAGTATCTGTGTCTTCCACGAGTTCAGTGCTGTTTCTTTGGTGGCTTAAGAGAGCGTAAGCGTCCAAGAGATTTTTGACTATGGCCTCGCCTTTCTGATTTTCATAAGTTTTTGTGATTACTCGTCGGAACAGCTTTTCTCCCCAGCAACGCCCAGCCACGCGCAAGTAATTAGTTACAGGCGTGGATTCATACTTGACGCTTTCAACACGACAAGTTATTATTGTAGGGACATTTGTGCCTCTGCCAATGTCTAGGTGACTGTCCATGCCAACATTAATCGCGTTAGCCTCCCCCGGGCTATACTTCTTATCCCAATTCTGAAGCAAACATTCAAAGCTGCTCATTTCTTTTGTGCAGCCCAAATGCACCCTTAAGTCGATAATGTCACCTTGAGGCGGAGTCACAGAACCGAAAACAACTGCAACCTTAGGAATCTCTACAGACACTATTCAACACCACGCCGATACAACTCTTCTTCTCCGGCTCTGGTGATGCCTCGTGTTCTTGTGGGTGTTTCAGCAGCAGCTTCATTGAATCCTTGGACGCTTGTAGTTGCTGAGTTCATTTGACTTGCGAAATATGCCATGGCAGCCGCCGCAGCAATTATCACCCCTATGCCAACCCCGGTTAAAGCCAGAAACGTAGCGTAGCTTATGTTTAGGGCGTTTTGGGCAACAGTTGCAACCCAGCAAGCAGCAGCATAAACTTTCTGAGCTACCGCTGCGCCCCAGCTCGTCCTCATGAAAGCACCCATGGCTGTAACAACCATTATTGCAGAATTGAAAACCCGGGCTTGATGATCATTTAACAAGCCCATCTGATGCGCAACATGTCCAATGGCCACTCCTGAAGCCCCCAGAGCCATAAAATGAGAAGCAAGACTTTTCACTCTAGCAGCTAAGCTTTCAGCATCCGTTTGAATCCGGGCGAACTCGTTGCTAGCCCGGTTGACAGCTCTAACAGTAACAGCAATTTCCCTAAATGACATTACAATCGAGCCTCCGCCTTAGCAGCGTCTAAAGCATCACAAATGATCTGTTCAAGATGTGGCAGATGCTTCTGAATAGCCGGATAGAGGTAAGGGCGTGCTCGCATGTAGCGAGTGCCAAACTCCACAAACACGCTATATGCGGCTTCTGCACCGATTTCAGCAACCCACTCACGAATTTTCGCATAAATTGAATCTCTCAAATGGCCTGTTCTTACCGGAACAAGTTGCTTAGCCAAGGCTTTAACGTCAGCAGCCCAGCTTGCGAGCTGACTATGGATACGTCTCTGCATTCCAGAATCGAATCTTTTCATAGCAGCCATAAACTCTTCAACACCATCAATGTCACAATGAATCTCAACGACCACGTCTTTTAGCCTCCCTTTCCATTTTCTGCCTCTCTTCCTCAGCCTGACGATCTAACTCATTTAGAATCACTATGAATTGTTGGATTGTTTTGGCTGGTTGCCTTGAGAGAGTTTTTGGGTTCCACCGGAACTCTTTACAGAGCCTAAACTCCGTGACTGTCGGGTGTGGTTTTTGTCTTCGGATGGCTCTGATAAAAAACGTGTTTCGTCGAGGCCTACATTGTTAAGTCTGTTAGTGATTTGGCTGAACAGTTCGCCCAGGCCTATTGGGATCCCATCTTCCTCATTAAGCAGTTTTTCAAATGTTATGGGTTTATGCTTTGGCTGTTCCTTCAGTGAAGCCCATATCGTTTCTGCTTGAATGGCTACATAATCGCTGCTTACGACTTGGCCGGTTATTTGGCTGTATTTTGTGTATTTCTGAATTATGCGACTGCGCTTAGCCCAGCTGATCTCTTGAAAAACATATTTTCCTTTGAACTCTTCGCCGAAACAGTCATCTACTTCAACGTTTTCTGTTCGCATTACTAATCATCTCCATAACTGAAACTCGGTTGTTGATGGCTGTGTTAATGTCCTCCAAAACGATGTTTTGCAACCAAGGCGGCAATTTTAGTATTCGGCTGCCAATCTGGTCCCAGATTTTCATCCACTTCTTTTTCGCCTCTTTTTCCGCATGCAGTTTACGGTTTAAAGCCAAAGGTGTTACTTCCATGTTATCCACTCCCTATGATCACGATTGTGAAACTGAAGGAGTCGATGCTTGCTGTTGCCGGGTCCACGTTGAGAATAAAAGTTACTGGAATGTATCCGTCAACGGGGATCTCGGTTCCATTGTAGTTCCAGGAGAGGGTTATGAAAGACGAGGCGTTTAGAGGGCTCCAATCTTCTGTGTGCATCGTTAAGGTTATGGGAACGTTGCTTTCGTTTTTGATGTAGGCTGAAAAATTCTTTTGTTCACCAGGCTCAATTATGCCCCAATCAATTTCTGACACTGGAACCGTGAAGTTAACGTCTTTGTAGACGCCAACTCCCATGAGTTTCAACGTTGCTACTGTTGGAATTTTCCGTGTCCATTGCATAACAGCGTATGTCACAGCTGCTCCAACAAACAAGCCAACGACAACTGCTAACACAACAACGCGAACCAAAAACTTCTTTTCCTTCAAATAAGCCATTGCAACCACCTCAGCTTATGCTCACAGGACCCTTAGCCACAAAACTCGCTTTCAAAGCCACAAGGTCTTCAATGCGTGTCGGTGTAGCAACATTCTCCCATTTGCAACCAGTGAAAACAGCTTTGTTTGTTCCTCCAAGCCCGAGCTCTAAATCAAATTCTGTGTCGTTTATGACATCGTCAAACTCTTCTTTGGATTCAAACTCGAAAGTTACCTCGCCTGTTAGGTTGCGGTGTCGATGAGGCAGATACTTCAGCAAATAGCCGTTTGTGGTGCGGATGACAGGCACAAGTTTAAGGTTATTCACAATGTCGAATTTCCAATCGCTTACTCTCTCAAGCGTTGCAGCTCCTTTTTTGACATAGCTTTCATAGAATGGGACAGCGCCTACATGGTCTCCGTAAGTGGCTCCTGTGATTTTTGCTGTTCCAACTTCCAAGTCTTGACCGAGCAGTTCAGCAGTTGCCTTCACAACATCTTCAATATGACATTCAACGGTTAAGCGTTGGAATTTGCAACCTTTATGAAGCAATGAGATTATGTCGGTTGCTGACGCGAAGATTCCTTTGTAATAAAGCACCTGAATGCTTAGAGGCTTGTTCAGCTCGGCTTTGGCCCATTGGAGAAAATTTATGGGTGCTTCACTTGGTAGTGGATATGCAACTTTTAGGCTTGGCGCTCTTAAGCCCTTTTTGATTGCTTGCAAGTCAATGTTTCCAATTCCACGTGCTTTGATGTCAGACGGATTTATCGCAGGCTCTAAGTTCTCTGCGGGAACGCTGAACATTGAAGGATTCGTTGGAGTTACGCCGTAAGTCGATTCTTCCACATAGTAAAACCGCGTTTCATGCGCTCCATACGTATCAACCATTTTTTCTATCCTCCTAACACATTTTCAAATAACCATGTTTTGACAGTAAATTCGGTGCGCCACAAAAACGGTTTAACCCGCACCTCATCTAAATCACGATAAGAAACAACATCACAATAAGTAATTCCGTTAACGGTGACTGTGCAACTCGCATAATCACAATAAAGCACAGCTGTGGTGATTCCGTTACTTGCGTTTGTTGTTCTAGCGAGAAGCCAAACATAACCGTCCTCATCGATGTAATCTGTCAAGTTTGAAGTCAACGTGATCGTGACTGTTTCGTCTGCTCCACCTGTTCCAGCTTGAGCTTGCTCCCACGCCTCAGAAATATGGTTCCAAACCTTCATTGTTACGCCGTTGCCACCGGGAGCAGTGCCATAACCCTCAAACGCTAAAACAATCTTTTTAACTGCTTGTTCTCGAGAATCAATTTTGAAGCGGAAAAGCATCATGGCGTATCCGCCGTTCTCGCTTGCAGTTTCTGAGAAGCGTGTGTCATCGCTGTACCAGATTTGGGTGTAATCCGCCACTTCCAGTTCGTTCCAGCCGCTGTCTTGAGGAGCCAGTTCTGCTTCGGCATTTGCGTGATAGGCTTTATGTGTGTCTGCGGCTTGGCCGACACCGTAAAAGTCGTAGGCTGTTGTGTTTGGCTTGTTTCTGTTCTGCCTTATTATGCGGTTAATTTCTTCGCGTATCTTCTCCCGCATCAAGCGTCCAGTGATGGCTTGTTCAGGCTTGTCTGTTGCCCAAACATTCACTCTTAAGAGACTTAGTCGCCTTCTAGTTTTGGCTGAAATTTCTAGGATTTGGTCTCGACTTTCTTCTAGACCAACGGTTACTTGGCCGTCATAGTTTTTGAGAAGTTCACGGTCATACCATTCTTTGCTGACGTTGATGTTTGCGAGGCTTCCGTCGTCCTTCACGATATGCATGATCTTCTGCAGTAGCCTAACAAGGGTTGTCACAGGGTCTTCGATTTCACTCATGGGTTAATGAGCCTCCTGCAAGCCGCTTTAAAATGGGCTGTTTCACCCGTGAAGCTGAAGGGTTGCACGCTTTGAACCTCGTAGTCCCTGCCTTTCCATCTCAGCTTGTCATGATGTCTCAAAGGCGCAAACGTGTACACGGTGATGTAATCATCTATTATGTAGCCGGGTTCAATGAGAATTTCTTCGACGCGTGTTGGGTTGACGATTGCTTGGATGTCTACTGGTTCGCCGTAGCTGATTCTTTCGGCAGCCTCAACAAGAGGGTAAAGCGTGACATTTTCGCCTTTGGATCGTAAAATTTGTGTGAATCGTGTGGAAGGCTCTTCATAGTTTAAGTACATGAGCGAGAGCCAGCAGACCGTTGCCATGGCTTTTTTGTTTTCAACATAGCTGAAATTAGTGTGTTTAACACCCCAATACATGAACTCATCTTGGTGCTTGTCTATGATTTTCATGCTAAACCATAGGCTTGGCTTGTCATGCTCTTCGCGGATTTTCCATAAAATTCCAGCCGTAACCACATCATAATAGTTGCAGGCTGGAGAATGAGTGACAACGTTTAGGTAGCCAGCCCAGCAAACAGCGGGATTGTAGGCTGGATGTTGTGCACTGGCTCCAATGGCGTTGATGAAATTGTAGACTTTTTGGATTGTGGTGCTCCAACCTTCGTAATTGTAGAGTCCGAGCAATGCGTAAGCGAATGAGTCGTCATAAATTGTGGTTTCTTTTAAGCCGGCACGATGCCAGTCTGCATCTCCGTTCGGCGGTGGATCATAGTAAAGGTAGAACTGTTCAAAGCCCAAACGGAAAAAGCTTATTGTATCTGTCATTATTGTTTCGTATTTGTTCTTGTTTGCTGAATCATGTGTGCAAAGCATTTTCAAGCCAACAAGCCCATAAAGACATTCAACATCCATTTGTTGAAGCCACTCATCAGCTTCTGTGACGGCCCTTGCGAAGCCACCGTAATATTTGTCGTGAACGCCGAGTTCGCTTGGTTTGTGTTGCATGTTGTAGAGGAACGTGGCCGCAGCTAACACAGCCTTGTTCAAATAATCAGCATTACTCGTTAGCTCGTAGGCTTTTAGGAGTGAGGGGATAACTCTGCAGGCGTCAACACTGTAGTAGTACGTGCTGTTTTCGTTGCTTCTGAAGCCGCCATAGGCAAGCTTAGCATCGTCTGTGCACTGTTGAGTTATGATCCAGTCTGCAAGGGTCACGATTTTGTTGCTGATTTCTGTCCTTCGATCTTCGAACTGCGGGTTAGAAAAGGCTTCGTAAAGAAAGTCAACAGCGAATCCTGCTGCAAAAGCGGCTCTGCCCCATTCAGCGTCTGGAGTGTCAGGCGGAATAACATAAACGTGCGGTGCGTAATCCATTATAAACTGGTAATAGGCTTGTGGAACCAGTGTCATGTTTAGACTCTCCCAACATAAGGCTGTCTTAAACCGTTCAACATGCGCTCCAATTCAGCCTGCAAAACATTCAAGGGCGGAGCCTTACTCAACACACTCACATTTTGGCCTCCGACGCTGAAGCTTAGGCCAACAGCCGAACCACCGGTTAAATAGCAAATGGCGTAAATGGCGGCTAAAACGGTGATGAATTCTTTTTCGGCGTCCGTGCAGTCGTCATAGTCTATTTCCTTGCCAAGCTCAAGCTCTAATGTAACTTCAGCCCGCTTAATCATCTTCAAAACTTTAATGTCTGGAATATCCGCGGTACTGATGTTGATTGCATCGCGAACATCATCAACGGTTACGTTTACCAAACTGTTCTGGCCCCCGAGTAAAAAGGAAAAGAAGCCAGATTTAAACAATTTTCACGATAAAAAGGGTGATTTTAAGACTGTTTAGCAGAAAATCATATTTTGAAACGTCTTTTTATAAAATGAGGTTGTTGTGTTGTATCTGTAGGCGGGTGCTGAATTTTTAGGTTTGGTGTTGTAGCCAGTTATTTTTTCTTCCTTTTGAGAGTTTAACAAGTGCGCGTCGTCTGTTTTCGGGTTTCCTGTTAACTTTGATTGGTGTGGGAATAATCTTTTGGGAATTTTACAACCCGCTGTTCTGGACGATAATACTCGTAAGTTTCATTCCCGTTCCCTTAATTGCTGTGGGCGTTTTTCTAAGCCTGTTAGGCATCATACTCTCTATTACCTCTTTCAGATGAACACGTTTTGAATAAAAAATAAAAGTGAAGTTGTAATGCCAAAAACGAAGAAACAAGAGGTTAAAAGACTTAATGTACGATTGCCAAAGCCGATGGTGGATGAAATAGACCGTATAATGAAGGTCTTTCCAGAGTTCAATTGTAACAGGCAACAGTTTGTAGAATCCGCTGTTAGGGAGAAAATTGAAAAGCTAAAATATTTTGAAATGGTTAGGAAAGAATGACTCTACGTATGCACATTCCTATATGCGTACTCTAATGGTTTCCGCCATTTCTCTTTGAACTCTTTGAAAGCCGTCATGCCCTTTTCAGTCATTGTATAAACGGTTTTGTAACTTCGCGCACCCTGACAGGTTTTGGCTTGATAAACCCAGCCTTCTCAAGTATTTCAAGTTGATGATAAACCGTGCCCGAGCTCACCGTAAACCCAAACGTACTAACATGATCGAGAATGTCGTAGCCAGTTATTTCTTTTCCTTTTGAAAGTTCAATAAGTATGCTTAGCCAAGCAAAAGAAGAAATAAGGTTCTCGTAAATCTTACGCATGCCAAACCACAATTCCTAATGATTCCCTTTCTTTCCCTTAAAAGTTATGATGTTCTCTTATAGAAGTTGCATTCGGAAAGATTAAATTCTCAGAGCAATCATATCTAAAGTTTCTCTAAGAGGAGAAAGAAGAATGAACAAAAAATTGTTAACTGCAGTTTTGGCTATAGCATTGTTAATTGGCACAGTGAGTGCAACGTTGGTTTACTACCTAAGCAACATGGTCATCATGACTGCTAATGTGACGTCTCCGGTAGAACTTAGGCTATACTACAGTAATGGAACACAGATTACCAGTGCATTACAATTGAAGGGTGGGGGGTCCGTTGACTTCTCTAAGATAGCATACAATTATGGGAAGAGTAGTGTACCCTTTGCGATAGTGCTGGTAATCAAGGACACGCTTGGCGAGGGGCTGGTTGTAGACTCTGCTGGACCCATAGATGCTGAAAAGCAGAATATAGGAGGATACCTTTGGGATCAAACATATCCGGATATATGGAACAGAGACGATCTCTGGTATCAAATCGAAGGCGAAGCATGGTATCTACATGACGCTTACAACAAGTACGACGCTTACTTTGATGACAGCTACGTTTTATGGGGAAACCCGCAGAACACTGTCTATGATGATGGCGGTGGCGTGACAATAGACACAACGGACTACTATGTAATCGTGTTTGGCGGAACCATCGGAGCGAAGCCAGCAAACGGAGCCATCTCATCAGCCGAAAAAATCACCAATTGGGGCTGGGGAACTCCGACGACTTACCATGAGCGAACTACAGATACGCCATCCATAATGCCGGGAGAAAGTTACGATGTTGGCAAGGTAAGAGTCATCTTCGCACCGAACTTCCAAGGATCTGTTGCAATCAAGATGCAAGTGGTCATGCCAGGATCAACCGTAGCCGAAATAATAGCTGGAATGTTTCCATAGGTCTATCAATGAAAACTTTAAAACCCCTTTTTTATATTTTCCTTGATTGTGGATTGAAGGTGAAAATGGATGCGTCGCCGTCGCGTAATCCTGTTTGCTCTCGTTCTTCTGTTAGCATTAACAATATGTCAGGCTTCAGCTTGGTCAGCAAGACGTAAGCATATTCCCGGCTTTCATGTAGTCAAAAAATTGCCCCTAAACATGGTTGCTGGCTCCCCTTACGACTGGGAAGTAAGCTTTGTGAATCCTAAAAGCGAAAACGGTTGGGTCAACATTACTCTGGAGGTTACAGAGAAACATGGTATAGGCTTCGGAGAGTTCACGGTTGAAGGCATATTAGAAAGCTACGATACCCCGCCACGAGACCATTCCTATCCAACCTTAACATTTGAAGAAAATACCGAAGACGGAATTGGAATCTTCCAATCCCAAGCCAACATCCAAGAAAGGTTTAACCAGATAACACTCACAATTTCTTCGGTTCCCAATCTAATGCCAAGCACATATACGTTCACGTTAACCGTAACCCTCCAATACAAAGATTGAAGTCTAATTCCTCCTCTAAGTTTCAGAACTGACGTCCATAATCCACAGAATCTTCAACATAACAGATGAAGGCTTCATAACAAAAGGTGAGGCAAACGAAGACTTAGACCAGTGGATAGTGAAGAAAGAAAACGTCATAGGCAAAGTCATATTCACAATACCATACATTGGATACATAGGTTATTTTGTTAGAACTCCAATAGGCTTCACACTGCTCATTATAATACCGGCCAGCCTACTTATCACCATGGGAATAAGAAACATTATAAAGGAACTGAAAAAACCCACGCGCGCTAATTTGAAATATGGATTTTGTGTTCACAGATTTTATATTTTGACGCTAAAGTATTTGTCAAGGGGTAAAAGCGTTTGGATCCGGCTTCAGTTTTTGATTTAACATTTATGTTGGTAGCAACTATCCTTACAATATTGAGTTTAAACACTCTTCAAATGCTCGCCCGAATAGGAGTGCTCAGATCCCTGTTCATTCCAATAATGGTGTCCGCAGTTTTCTTTTGGTACGGCTCCATTATAAGCCTAGTTTTTAATATTTATCTTGAGTATGCACCCAGTTTGATTATAGTCCAAGATGTCATCAACTTGTTACATCAAGTAACTTTGATAATTGGACTTGGCATCCTAACATATGGTGTCTTTTCTTATTGGAAAATAACAAAACATGTGAAAGTCGCAAAGCATGAACGCTCCCATGAACAAAGCGAAGAAGATTGAATCTTATTCTTTTTCTGTTTGTATGTTTGCACGTTTATGCTTGAATATAGATTTATCTAGGCAAAGCTTCGGTTAGTCATAATATGCAACGGATGACAGGTTATGTATAGTAAAAGAAGGGAACTTGGTAAGGGTAAGCTGTGACTCGTATGTAGAAGACTATTCTGATTATTTTTTGTGGACTTTTCTAAGACGTTTTCAAGAATTTTGTAGAATTGATTTGTAATAATTATTTGGAGTTCATAAGAAATAATAATGCTAAGCCCGGTATCTGACTCCAACTCAGAACAACAGGACGGAAAAATGCATGTACAAGTATTTTGTCTTGCTGAAAACACAGCCAACAAAAACCAACAATGTTGCACAGAAACTTAGGACCCTTCCAAGGCAACCTTTCAAGGGTGTTAGACTGTACTATACTATGAACTGTTTTGGAACCTGGGACCTAGCATTATGGTTCGAAGCTAAAGACAATGACTGTGGCATCAATTTTGTACGCAAAAAGCTACAGCAAATCCCAGGTGTTGTCGAAACACACCTAATCCCAACAACCCCGATAAAAGAATACATCAACTGGAAATAGCAATCTCGAACAAAAAACCACAACAATCCTCCTCTTTTTCTATTTGCAAGTGCATATAATGCAGGGTCAGGAATGAACGTTTCTTCTCACATGTC